CATATGCTTTTTGGCTTTCCCCAATAAGAAGGGTTAAGGCTTCAGTGTTCTTTCCTGCCTTAGATAATGCTTCAGCCTGTTCATAAGTCTTAGCCGTCAGTGCAGGAAATATCTTTTCAAGTTCCCCTGCCCTTAATTCACCATCCGCAAATGCTTTTCCTAACTTGCTTGTTATTGCTTCAGCCTTTACTGCCCCACCTGTAAATGCTTCAACATCAAAAAATGTATTGACTAATTGTGCGCTTAATGCCTGCGCTTCTTTAGGTAATCTTGAACCTAATTGGGTTGCAAGTTGAATAATCGTGTCATTATCTACTGCAAGGGCGTTGCCAAATTTTGTGGCTTCTTCAGTAATTTGTTCTAACGCTTTACTGCCTTCCCCAAATGTTGTGGTGGCTTCACGCATGGTTTGTTGCGCTTCTTTGGCTTCATCAATGCCTTGTTTAAGAAATGTAACGCCTTCACGAAGGGCAAATGCTGATGCAGTGGCAATAGCAGTAGCCGCTAAGCCCTTTAGCCCATCTTCAACTGTTCCCAATTGCTTGTTAGCAGTTGCGACACCTGCCTGCAGTTTTTGTGTTTCTGCAACAATGTCAATCGTTATCTGTTGTGCCACTTAAGTATTTCTCCTATTTATTTCTTTAACAAATGCCATGTATTCCCCTAAAGTCATATTCCAGAAATCCTGTGGTGTGAATCCAGTGACCAAACAGAACTTCGCCATAAGACTTAGGTGGAAGTCACTTCTTTTGGGTTTAGTTCAACACCTGCAACTTCAGCCAATGCCTTGATAGTCATTTGTTCTGCATCCTTGATGGTCAATTCAGGTTTAACCCTTTTAGCCAATAGATACTGCATACAAAAAGCCAACTTGGCCTTTGAAGCATTTGTTGTCCATTCATCCATGTTGCATCCAACATAATCTTCAATTTCGCTTAATTCAGACCATTTAAGGTTCTGCATAAAGTCTTCTTCAATCACTTTTTACCCCTAATCCAAGTCATATTTCTTAATAATGTTCTTAATGTTTTCTTCATACTTTTCTTTTATTTCACCCTTCTTTTCATTAACTGCCTTGTTCAAATAAGGTCGTGCTTTGATTCCACGCTTACCCCATCCATATTCAATGACACCCGCATAAGGCACTGAAGCCCTACCTGCAGAAATCGTGACTTTGTTCTTTGCACGATTGGTCTTAATGGATGATTGAAGTTTTCCTGACCTTATTGGAACTAAAGCGGTGGCACGATTAGCAACAAGTTGTCCAAGAAGTTGGTTGGCATCCTTCAAATCTTCAAAGTCATCCCCAACGCCTTTCAAGGCTTTATTCAGTTCCCTGATACCTGTTACTTCAATTGCCGCCGCCATAGTTAATCCTTACGCTGTAACCCTTGTTGGTTCTGTTCCAACTAATAGGTCAAGTCGTGCATCAAATACAAATGTTGTATCTGCCGCACCACCAATTGGTGGCTTTCCTTTTACTTCAACTGTTCCAGTGAAGTGTGGTTGTGTCACAGTGGCAGTTGTGTTTCCATGTGGCTTGAAAACAAAGTCCATAGCATTTCCATCGTTATCCCATAGGGCATCCCACAATGAAGATGTGTCTGTGCTTTGTATTCCTTCAATTTCAAAAAACCACTGCTTAGGTGGTGTTATGTCTGCAAATGTTCTAACTTCCCCATCTTTATCTTCATTTGTAAGAAGGATGGATGAAGCATCAACTGCGTAATCTACGCCGTCTAATGTAAGAACAAGGTTGCGACCTTTAATTCTTGTGCTTGTTGGCATCTTGTTAGTTCTCCTAAATTGTTATTTGTGTAGAAACTGCCATCCTTGTTGCAATATATTCAGCATTATTCGCACTTAATGCGAATGGTTGTTCTACGCTGTCAATTGCCCATTGGGCAGGTATTGCACCTATCGCAGTGACAATAAGTTCATCAAGCGATTCAGTTGCTTTTTCATTGGAAGCATTTTGTGCAACCAATGTGATAAGTAATGAAATTCTAAAAGTTGCAAATGTGTCACCTTGCGCCACATAAGTGTTATCAGGTGAAATTATTGCAAGGGGTGGTGTTATGCGTGGTGGAATGTAAGTTTCTGTATTTATCCCATCTGCTATCAGTTCCGTTGCAAGGTTGGTCTTTGTCTGTGTAATTACATTAACTGTCATAGATAAGAAACAAACCTTCTTAGTAATGGATAAACAGGTGTCATAGGGTCACGAGCAATTCGTATAGGTTGCCCATCAAATGAAGAAAACTGTGCGATTCCGTTAGGTGCTGACCTGCGGTGATACAGTTCAGAACCACATTCCAAATAAGCCCTGTTCATTAGGTCTGCAGGAACATCATCTGCATCTGCAAAATTATTGACTAAATATTGTGCTTCATCCCAACACTGTTCCACAAATGTGTCATCTGTGTCAGTTGAACCCACATAACTTTTCAAATCTTCCCAAGTCATAACACCATTCCCCTTATTTAATTAAAATGTAAATCTTCCAATGCCATTGACATTGTTCATAGCAGTGGCCATGTAGCCATAAACTGCGAAATCTTGCGTTAGTGCAGTAACAGTTTCCTGTGAAATTCTGAATGGCGCACCTGCTGATTCATAGTTTGTGATTGCATCACTTGAACATAGGTAAGCCTTATCATCTGCAAGATTTACATCCACGATAACAGGAAGACCAAAAAGGTTTCCTTGTAATCTTGGAATGTTGGCAGTGCCAATGTTGTTGGCAGGATTCAATGCGCCAAATAGTGGTCTATCTACGCCATCAACAAGTCCTGCAAGGTCTTTGAATACATCCTTTGAAACCAGCATGAAGTTGGCAGTTAGGCCACCTGCTGAATAAATGTGTGCCGCTAAGTCTGCTGTTGCAGTAAGCCATGCGGCGGCTGTTCCTGCCGCAACTGATGCGTTTCCAAAGTTGGCATCATTAGCAGTTAGAACTGAAATACATTCTTGGTCAGTTCGTTTCGCATATCCAATTGCTTGCATACGGAATAACGCTTCAAGGTATGAAGGGTCTGACCTTTCTGCAACTTGTCGTGATACTTGGTTGTATCCGCCAATTGTTTTGATTGTCGCTGAACCCTGTGAAACTGTAAATTCTGCGTTGTTCAAAGTATCGCCTTCAGCCGCTTGAACTGTTGAAGTAGCACCCTGAACATTTACCTGTGGGTAATAAACTGTCATTCCTGATGGTGGAATTTGTGCAGAACTGAAAGCCGCAACTGCAGGTCTTCCTGTATCTACGACTTTCTTAATATCTGTGACGAAATTTTGCTGACTTGTTAGTCCTGCAATATCGCTGACAGTTGTTAATGCACGATACATTGTTTGTGCATCTTCATCACCATTTATCAAGCCCTTGATATATTCGCCGTATGTGCGAATTTTTGGGGTTGCAAATGAAGTGGTTTTAGGGGATTCAAGAACTGCTACACGCCGATTAAGGTCATCTAATGCAGGGGTTAAATCCACTGTTTCTTTAATTGTATTTTCCATTATGGTTGTTTCTCCTAAATTGTTTGTTTCAGGGGTTTCATTTCTGATTTCAGTAACAATTGCCCCTTCGTAGGCAGGCAGTGCGACAAGGCTGATTTCTTTCAAATCCACCTTATGTCTGACCACTACATCACCTTCAAGCGTGTGTTCAACAGGCACAAAGCCAATTGAAAAACTACGCACAACACCATCTTTAACTAATGTCCAAGCATCTTGGCCTTTAGCGGTGTCGCTTATTTTTGCAGTTATGTGAAGCCCATCTTCTTGGTCGTTCAATGAACGAACAATTCCAATTGGTTCATCATGGTTGTAAAAAAGTTTTGGCAGTTTATTTACATTCACAGAATCAGGCATAAATTTTTCCTTCATACGCCCAACCTGTGTTATTTCATTGTAGGGAACTGCTATCCCTGTTACTTCCTTAGATTCGGAATCAACATTTCTGATTTCAAATTCTCTATGTAGTAATTCCATTTTGTATGTTCTCCAATGGTGGCAATTCTGATAATCCTTCAAATTGCCTTATTTCGTTTCTTGTTAGCCATCCTGCCCTTAATGCGCTTTCATAAGCCGCATATCTTGATGCAGTGTCACCACGCAAGAAATTATCTAAATCAAATTTTGCAACAGAATCAATTGGAAGAAGTGCGGATAACGCATCTTCAATAACGCCAAAATAACCCATTAGGGTGAAATTAACGAAAGCACGATTGATAGTTTCTAAATTTGCGTATGTTTGTGAATCCCCACTGTTAGCCAGCAGGAAAGTTGCAGGAACGCCAAATAATCTGGACACATCCTGAATACTAAAAGCCCTTGATTCCAACCACTGTAAGTCTTTAGGTGAAAGTTTTAATTGTTGGTATTCAAGGCCATTTGAAAGAACTGCAGGTGTGTTCTTTTGATTTGTTTCAATGAAGCGGGTTCTTAATGCT